AGAGTGTGAATATTGAGATGGTTGGTTTGGGTGCCATTGTTGTGTCGGTGCAGTACAGGTTTTTGAGGGCTTGGTGAATAGTTGATGGCTGGTCTTGTCCCGCAGATAACATTGTTTACACCGGATTATCGCCGTGTGGCGCCTATCAATTTTTTTGAGTCGCTGAAACTGTCGTTGAAGTGGAATGGTTTGTCGACACTGGAGTTGGTGTTGTCTGGGGATCATTCTAGGTTGGATGCGTTGACTAGGCCGGGTGCACGGCTGGTTGTTGATTATGGTGGTGGCCAGATTTTTTCTGGGCCTGTGCGTAGGGTTCATGGTGTTGGGCCTTGGCGGTCTTCTAGGGTGACTGTCACGTGTGAGGATGATATTCGCCTGTTGTGGCGTATGTTGATGTGGCCTGTGAATTATCGTCCTGGTTTGGTGGGGTCTGAGTGGCGTGCGGACAGGGATTATGCCCACTATTCTGGTGCGGCAGAGTCGGTGGCTAAGCAGGTGTTGGGGGATAATGCTTGGCGTTTTCCGCCTGGTTTGTTTATGACCGATGATGAGAAGCGTGGCCGTTTCATTAAGGATTTTCAGGCCCGGTTTCATGTGTTTGCTGACAAGTTGTTGCCGGTGTTGTCGTATTATCGGATGACTGTTTCGGTGAACCAGTTTGAGGATAAGGTGAATGATCAGCGGGGTTTGGTGTTTGATTGTGTGCCTGCGGTGACTCGTAAACATGTTTTGACTGCCGAGTCTGGTTCGATTGTGTCGTGGGAGTATGTGCGTGACGCCCCGAAGGCGACTTCGGTGGTTGTTGGTGGCCGCGGTGAGGGCACGGATCGGCTGTTTTGTGAGGATGTTGATTCGATGGCCGAGGGGGATTGGTGGGATCGGGTTGAGGTGTTTAAGGATGCCCGTAACACTGATTCTGAGAAGGTGTCTCTCTTCGATGAGGCTGAGCAGGTGTTGTCCGAGTTGGGGGCCACGTCGGGGTTTAAGATCGAGTTGGCGGAGTCGGATGTGTTGCGTTTTGGGCCGGGCAAGCTGATGCCTGGGGATTTGATCTATGTTGATGTGGGTTCTGGCCCTATTGCGGAGATTGTGCGGCAGATTGATGTGGAGTGTGATTCGCCTGGTGACGGGTGGACGAAGGTGACTCCTATTGCGGGTGATTATGAGGATAATCCGTCAGCATTGTTGGCTCGCCGTGTTGCAGGTTTGGCTGCCGGTGTGCGGGATTTGCAAAAATTCTAATTGTTAGGGGTTTGTTGTGGGTATTGTGTGCAAGGGTTTTGATGGTGTGTTGACCGAGTTTGATTGGGCTCAAATGTCTGGTTTGATGGGTAATATGCCGTCTGTGAAGGGTCCGGATGATTTTCGTGTGGGCACGACGATTCAGGGTGCCACGGTGTTGTGTACGGTTTTGCCTGGGCAGGCTTGGGCGCACGGTGTGATGTGCACCTCGAACGCTGTTGAGACGGTGACGGGGCAGCTTCCGGGTCCTGGGGAGACCCGCTATGATTATGTTGTCCTGTCCAGGGATTGGGAACAGAATACGGCCAAGTTGGAGATTGTTCCGGGTGGCCGTGCGGAGCGTGCCCGTGATGTGTTGCGTGCCGAGCCTGGCGTGTACCATCAGCAACTGTTGGCGACACTGGTGTTGTCGTCTAACGGGTTGCAGCAGCAGCTGGATAGGCGTGCTATAGCGGCGAGGGTTGCGTTTGGTGAGTCTGCAGCCTGTGATCCTACCCCTGTGGAGGGTGACCGTGTGATGGTTCCTTCTGGGGCTGTGTGGGCTAACCATGCCGGCGAGTGGATGTTGTTGTCTCCCAGGATTGAGACGGGTTCGAAGTCTATCATGTTTGGTGGTTCTGCTGTGTATGCTTACACGATTCCGTTTGAGCGGCCGTTCGGTGCTCCGCCGGTTGTGGTGGCGTCTATGGGCACGGCTGCTGGGGGTACGCAGCAGATTGATGTGAAAGCCTACAATGTGACTGCCCAAAATTTTAGTTTGGCGTTTATTACGAATGATGGGTCTAAGCCGAATGGCGTGCCTGCGATAGCTAACTGGATTGCTGTCGGCGTGTGACTGTACAGGTGTTGTGGTGGATGGTGTGATGTTGGGGGGCTGTGGTGTTGTGGTTTACTCCTGCACTGGTGGCCTCTATTTGTACCGCATTGGCCACGGTTTTGGGTTCTGTTCAGGCTGTCACATCCCGGTCTAGGCGGCGTTTGCGCCGGCTGTCGGCTCAGGTGGATGCGATGGAAGAGTATACGTGGGGTGTGCGGCGTGAGGTTCGCCGGTTTAACGCCGGGCTTCCTGATGATGTGGAGCCAATGCATCTCCCCGATGTGCCTGAGTTTTTGAAAGATACTGTTGATGGTGGAGGTGAGTAGGGTTGAGGGAGTTGGAGGAGGAGAAGCGGCAGCGTCGCTCGTTTGAGAAAGCTTCCCTGTTGCTGTTGTTTTTGTCGCTTGTGTTGTTGGCTGTGGTTGCTGGGGGTGCTTTGCGGTACGGGTCTGTGGCTTCCCAAAGGGATTCGGAGCAGGCGAGGGCCCAGTCGAATGGTACGGCTGCTAAAGGTTTGGCTGCCCGTGTGAAGCAGGTGTGTACCCAGGGCGGCGTGGAGTCTGTGAAGCTGCACAGGTCTGGTTTGTGTGTGGATGCGATGCGTACTGAGCGGAGTGTGCAGGGTGTGCCGGGTCCTGCCGGTGTACGCGGCCCGCAAGGCCCTGCCGGTGCTGACGGCCGGGATGGTGTTAATGGTTCGGCTGGGCTGGTTGGCCCTGTTGGTCCGCAGGGTTCTCCTGGTTTGAATGGTGTGAAGGGTCCTGACGGGTTGCCTGGTGCTAACGGTTCGGATGGCCATGATGGTGTTGCTGGCCGTGCAGGTGCTGATGGTGTGAACGGCGTTGACGGCGCTGATGGTCGGGATGGTTCGGCCGGTGAGCGCGGTGCTGTGGGCCCTTCAGGTCCTGAAGGGCCGCAAGGTGCACAGGGGGAACGGGGTGAGCAAGGCCCCGCCGGTGCGAACGGATCTGATGGTAAAGACGGTAAGGATGGGCGCTCGGTGGTGTCTGTGTACTGTTCTGGGGGGCGCCTGGTTGTGAAATATAGTGACGGTGTGGCTTCTACCGTGTCGGGTTCTGCAGCCTGCCAGGGTGTGAAACCGTCGCCTATCGTGACTGTATCATCCCACAAATAATATGAAGAGGGAAGGGTGCTACTAGTGTTGATAATGTTTTTGGGGGGTGGTGTGCGGTGAGATACATTCCAGCAGCGCACCATTCGGCTGGTTCTAATCATCCGGTGAATAGGGTTGTGATTCATGCGACATGCCCGGATGTGGGGTTTCCGTCCGCCTCCCGTAAAGGGCGTGCTGTTTCTACAGCAAACTATTTTGCTTCCCCATCATCGGGGGGTTCGGCTCATTATGTGTGTGATATTGGGGAGACGGTGCAGTGCCTGTCCGAGGGCACTATTGGCTGGCATGCCCCGCCTAATCCGCACAGCCTGGGTATAGAGATTTGCGCCGATGGGGGTTCGCACGCCTCGTTCCGGGTGCCAGGGCATGCCTACACTCGGGAACAGTGGCTGTCCCCGCAGGTGTGGCCAGCAGTAGAGAAAGCTGCTGTGCTGTGCCGACAATTGTGTGACAAGCATGGTGTTCCGAAAAGGAAGCTCTCGGTGGCCGATTTAAAGGCCGGCAGGCGGGGTGTTTGCGGGCATGTGGATGTTACGGATGCGTGGCATCAGTCGGATCATGACGATCCGGGTCCCTGGTTTCCGTGGGACAGGTTTATGGCCGTAGTCTGCGGCGGTAGTAGTAGTGATAGTGGGGAGTTAACTGTGGCTGATGTGAAAGCCTTGCATGATCAGATTAAACAATTGTCTGCGCAGCTTGCTGGTTCGGTGAATAAGCTGCACCACGATGTTGGTGTAGTGCAGGTGCAGAATGGTGACCTGGGTAAGCGTGTGGATGCCCTGTCGTGGGTGAAGAATCCGGTGACCGGTAAACTGTGGCGCACCAAGGACGCCCTGTGGAGCATCTGGTATTACGTGCTGGAGTGTCGCAGCCGTATAGCCAGGCTTGAGTCTGCTGTCAACGATTTGAAAAAGTGATGGTGGTTTGTTGTGGGTAAACAGTTTTGGTTGGGCCTGTTGGAGCGTGCCCTGAAAACTTTTATTCAAACGTTTGTTGCAGTGCTCGGTGTGACTGCGGGAGTCACCTATACGGCTGAGTCTTTTCGGGGTTTGCCGTGGGAATCAGCTTTGATTACTGCGTCGGTTGCGGCTGTGCTGTCTATAGCTACGTCGTTTGGTAATCCGTCGTTTGTGGCGGGTAAACCAAAGGTTGCGCCTGTTGATGTTGGGCTTGTTTCACCCGATGATCCTGGAATAGTGGAGTCTCACATGGTTGATGTGTCGGATCCTGGCATGATAGAGCCTATGGATGATGAGAATTTGGACTATACGCCGAGGCGTGCAGCAGAGTCGGAGGTTGGCACGATAGGGTCTGATCCTGTTGTGTGATAAGTGAATATTGATAAAATAGTGCCCCAGCGGTGCTTCCACGTGTTGTGGTGGCGGCTGCTGGGGCACTATTTTTGTGTCTACAGGGGTTTTACAGGTTGTCGTCTAGGGTGTCTTCGAGTGTCTGCTGTAGGAGTGCGCATTCGGCGAGGGTGTTTTCAGCCTGGTCGACAATGTTTCGTTGAATGATGCCGGGATAGTTGTCGCGGTGATTGTAGATGGCCTCGATAATGTTGTTTGCCATGATTTGTAGTGTTAGGGCCTGGTTAGAGAGGCATGCCAGCTCGTCTAGGGCCGCCTGACGGGCCGGCTTGTTGTTGTCCGGGTGTTCTGCAAGGTTGCAGTTCCACAGTGTTTCTTGGCATGCGTCCCTGGTGTCTGCGTCCATATCAATATCGTCTAGGCTGACACCGTTGGCGTTGAGGCTGATGTTGTCGAAGTGGATGGGAACCAGGTATTCGCTGCTGATACTGCAGGTAATGTTTGCGAGTTCTGTCATGTTTCGTGGCTGCTGCTGTACGATGCGGCGGGCCGCGACTGTGAGGGCTGTGACTGTTCGTTGTCTGTTGCTGGGCATTGTTTCTATTCCTCTTCATCGTAGCCGGTGTTGCTGGTGGTGTTGGCGTATTGGGTGAGTGTGATCAGTGTCTGGTCTGCCCACTGTTTCACGGTTTGCCGGGTGACGCCTAATCGTTGGGCTGCTGTGGCGTAGGTTTGGTCGTAGCCGTATACTTCCCTGAATGCTGCCAGCCGTGCCAGGTGTTTTCGCTGTTTGGATGGTTCACATGTGAGGGTGTAGTCGTCGATGGCTAGCTGTAGGTCGATCATGCTAACTATGTTGTTGCCGTGGTGTTGGGGGGCGGTTGGTGGGGGTGGCATGCCGGGTTCTACTGAGGGTTTCCATGGGCCGCCGTTCCAGATCCATTGGGCTGCTTGGATAATATCAGCGGTGGTGTAGGTGTGGTTCATGTGTCACCCCCTGAACAGGTTGTCGAGGTTGTCTGGGCTGTTGGTGTTGGTGGTGTCGAAGCGTCCGACGCAGTGGCAGTAGTCGTACATGAGTTTAATAATGTGTTGGTGGTCGCCGAGGTAGGTGTTGCCGCTGATGCTGTAGGTGGCTGTGCCGTCTTTAGAGATGGTGTATTTGGCGGTGATGGTTTCGGGTGTTTCGGTGTTGGTGATGATGGCGGTGGTGGTGGTGCCTACGGTTTGGAGCACAGTGGTTTGGGTTCCGTCGTCGATGGTGGTTTTAACCATTGGGGTTTCTCCTTTAGTTGCTGGTTTGGTTGTCTGCTAGAGCGGTTATTTCTTGCACCGGTTTGGGTAGATCTAGGTGTTGGATGGTTTTGTTGGCTAGTCGTTGGGCTACACGGTAGCACATTTGGGTCCACTGGTTGCCTGTGAGTTGGTGGTATTGGTTGCGCACCGCAATATATAGTAGAGAGTCTTGGTACAGGTCGTCTGGGTTGACAGCCGGGTAGCGGCGGGCAATATTGGTGCAGGCTTTGTGTAGCTGGTGTTGGTGGGCTGGTGTGGTCCATTCCCAGTCGGCTGTGGTGGCTAGGTCTGCTTTGGTTGGTCGTCTACTCATGGCATCTATTCTATCGGGCTATCTGGTAGTTGTTTGGTGTTTGGTTGTTGATAGTGTAGCACACGAGTCCGGGGTTGCCGGTGGCGCCTGTCCTGTGTCGGTACCAGACTGATTCTCCTTCCATGGATGGGCATTGGATGAATGTGCGTTGTCCTTGCTCGGAGATTTCGAGGTGGTGTCGGTGACCGGCCATGAGTATGTGGGATGTGGTGCCGTTGTGGAATTCTTGGCCGCGCCACCATTCGTAGTGTTGGTTGTTGCGCCATTGGTGTCCGTGGGCGTGAAGGATTCGGGTTCCTGCCACGTCGACGGTGGTGGTCATTTCGTCCCGGCTGGGGAAGTGGAAGTGTAGGTTGGGATATTGGTTGTTGAGTTGGTAGGCTTCTGCGATGGCCCGGCAGCAGTCCACGTCGAAGGAGTCATCGTAGGTGGTGACGCCTTTGCCGAATCGTACTGCTTCTCCGTGGTTGCCGGGGATGGATGTGATGGTCACATTTTTGCAGTGGTCGAATTGGTGGATGAGTTGCATCATGGCCATGCGGGTGAGCCTGATTTGTTCCGTCAAGGGGGTTTGTGTGCGCCAGGCGTTGTTGCCTCCTTGTGACACGTATCCTTCGATCATGTCGCCGAGGAAGGCGATGTGGACTCGTTCGGGTTTGCCTGCCTGTTGCCAGTAGTGTTTTGCGGCGGTGAGGGAGTGCAAATAGTCGTCGGCGAAGTGTGATGTTTCTCCTCCGGGTATGCCTTTGCCGATTTGGAAGTCGCCTGCCCCGATGACGAAGGCTGCAGTGCTGTAGTCGGTGCGAGTGTTGTCGGCTGGTTTTGGGGGTGTCCATTCGGCTAGCTTGTCGACGAGTTCGTCTACAGGATAGGGGTCTGCTGGGGGTTGGTGGTCAATAATTTTTTGGATTGATCGGCCTGTTTCTCCGTTGGGAAGTGTCCATTCGGAGATGCGTGTACGCCTTACGGTTCCGTTGGCGAGATCATCGTTAATGGTGTCGATGGCGTTGTCGTGGTTGGCTAGCTGTGTGAGGAGCCGGTCTATATTGTCTATCACTGGTTTTCCTCTTCCTTTTTCGGGGTGGTGTTGGCTTGTTTGCGGCGATGGTCTTTGATGACGGTGGCGGATATGGGGTATCCTGCCTGGGTGAGCTGTTTTGCTAGCCATGAGGCGGGGATGGTTTTGTCGGCGAGCACGTCTGCAGCCTTGTTGCCGTAGCGTTGAATAAGGGTTTCAGTTTTGGTTGCCATGATGTCCTAGGGGTTGTGTGGTGGGCTGCCATCCTGTGCGGCAGTCGCCGTCGTGTCCTGGTTTGCGTGTGCACCACGATACGGTTCCGTCTGTGTGGTTGAGTGTTTTACCGCACATGACGTTTTGTAAATGCTCTGGCAGCTGCTCCGGATTGTTATCGTTTTGTGTGTCGAAGAGGGTTTTTTGTTTGGTGAAGTGTTCGGATACTGTTCCGTTGTGGACGGGTAGTATCCATGTTTTCCATTGTTGTTGTAGTCGGGTGTTCCAGTGGAATTGTTTGGCGGCGTTTTCTGCCTGTTTTATGGTTTTGTAGTAGCCGACGAGTATGCGCTGGTGTTGCTGGTCGGGCGGGTTTTGGCCTCGCCAGTATTGTGCCGCGACGGCGTACCGGCTGTTGTCGGTGAAGGTGTTCCAGCAGTATTGGATGATGTTGTTGAGGGTGTCATCTGGCAGATCATCTGGGTTGAGGTTGGTGGCCTGGGTGAGGATGTCTCGGATGGTTTGAAGGTTGCGTTTTGTGGGTTTGAACGAGATGCTCACGATAGTGCCGGCTGTTCGTCTTGCATGAACTGGTTGAAGGTGTTGTTCCCGGCGTGTTGGGCTTGTGTGATTTGCTGGTCGGTCCAGTCGGGGTGTTGCTGTTTCAGATAATACCAGTGGCACGCATTGTATGTTTCGTTTTGTAGCCGTGTGAGATGGTTTTTTTCGATGATTTGTTTCCACATGGTCCATGACACGTCGAGCCGGTTGAGGATTTCGAGGGCTGGGATGTTGAATTGGTCGAGGAACAGGATTTCGTGGGTGTAGTATTCCTTCTCGTATTGGTCCCATCCGCTTCGGTGCCTGTTGGGCTGGTTTTTGGGGTAGGCTTCCCGGCATACTTTGTGCAAATGTTTGGCCATGTCGTCGGGTAGTTTAATGTCGGGGTTGGCGCGGATCATGGATCGCATCCCATCATAGGTGGTGCCCCAGGTGTGCATGATATGTAGTGGGTTTTCTCCATCAGCCCATTTTTCTGCACAGATGGCGAGGCGGATACGCCTCCTGGCTGTTTGGCTGGTGTTGCGGCGGTGGGGGATGGGGCACGTGTCGAGGGGATCCATGATGTTTTATATGCCTTTCTTGGTTTGGTTTGCTTGCGTGGTTTTACTGTAGCACAGTGTCTAGTGCTTGTGTCAACCCTGTTTTTCCGGCCTGCAAGTAGGTGTCTGTGACATCCCCCATGATGAGGGGCACGTGCACGGCTTGCGGTAATGCTTGGGTTAGGGTTTGGGCCATCTTGTCTCCCGCGGAGTCGGGGTCGGACCAGATGTAGATGTGGTCGTAGCCTTCGAAGAATTTGGTCCAAAAGTTTTGCCACGAGGTTGCGCCGGGTAGGGCGACGGCTGGCCATCCGCATTGTTCGAGGATCATGGAGTCGAATTCGCCTTCGCAAATGTGCATTTCGGCTGCCGGGTTGGCCATGGCGGCCATGTTGTAGATGGAGCCTGTGTCCCCTGCCGGTGTCAAATATTTGGGGTGGTTGTGGGTTTTGCAGTCGTGCGGGAGTGAGCAGCGGAAACGCATTTTTCGTATTTCGGCTGGCCGCCCCCAAACGGGGTACATGTATGGGATGGTGATGCACTGGTTGTAGTCTTCGTGGCCTGGTATGGGGTCATTGTCGATGTATCCAAGGTGGTGGTAGCGGGCTGTTTCTTCGCTGATGCCTCTTGCTGAGAGGAGGTCGAGTATGTTTTCGAGGTGGGTTTCGTAGAGGGCTGAGGCTTTCTGGATTCGGCGGCGTTCCGCAATGTTGTATGGGCGTATGCTGTCGTACATTCGGGTTTTCTTCTTCTAGTCGTTGTTGTAGCTGTTTGAGTCCGCCTCCGACACCGCATGTGTGGCAGTACCATACCCCTTTGTCTAGGTTGATGCTCATGGAGGGCTGGTGGTCGTCGTGGAACGGGCAGAGGATGTGCTGCTCGTTCCTGGACGGGTTGTAGCGGATGCGATACTGGTCGAGGAGGCGGCAGGTGTCAGAGGTGTGGGAGGAGTTCTGCGAGGGTTGATACCACATAGGCTTCACTCCAGGGTTTGTTGCGCTGTTTCATGATGACGAGGCCGATGGTGGATTGTGGCTGCCGGTTTCGGTGTGTTTCGTAGTTTCGTGCCTCTTGGCTGGCTTGTTTCACGAATTGTGCGAGGTGGGGTTGGCCGGCTTTCGCTTCGATAACGTAGGTTTTGTTTCCGGTTTGAAGGATGAGGTCTCCTTCGTCTTCGCGGCCGTTGAGGTGGAGGCGCTCTATATTGTGGCCGGTGTTGCGTAGCTGGTGGAGGAGCCGGGTTTCCCATTCGGCGCCTGCCCGCCTGTTGCGTGCCTGTGTTGTAGACATGGTTTAGAGTCCTTTGTGGGTTGGGGTCATGTTCCAGGGCTGTTTTTCGGCGAGTGGCCCAAAAAAGGTGTATTCGGGGTAGGCTCTTAGTCGTTCGTATCGGGTGCCGTCTGGGCTTGACTGGCCGGTGCGCTGTTTCAACACTGCGATGCGGGCTTCGGCTGGGATGGATAGGCCTTGGCCGTTGTCCTCACCCGGGTAGAGGGATACTCCGAGGATGAGCTGCGGTTTTTCGGAGAGGCCGTTTTTGATTTCCCGCCTGGCTGGCGGGTGTTCAATATCGGTGCCGGTTTTGTCGGTTGCGTGGTGTGTGACAATAATGGTGGATCCTGTGTCGCGGCCTAGCGCTGTGATCCATTGCATGGCTTCTTGCTGTGCCTGGTAGTCGGATTCGCAGTCTTGGATGTCCATGAGGTTGTCGATAACAATGATGGGCGGGAAGGTGTTCCACATTTCCATGTAGGCTTGTAGTTCCATGGTGATGTCTGTCCATGTGATGGGTGACTGGAATGAGAATGTGATGTGTTGGCCGTGGTGGATGCTGTCTCGATAGTATTCTGGCCCGTAGGTGTCGATGTTGTGTTGTATCTGGGCTGTGGTGTGTTGGGTGTTGAGTGAGATGATTCGTGTGGAGGCCTCCCAGGGTGTCATGTCCCCCGATATATAGAGGGCGGGCTGGTTGAGCATGGCGGTGATGAACATTGCTAGCCCGGATTTTTGGCTGCCGGAGCGCCCCGCAATCATGACTAGGTCCCCTTTGTGGATGTGCATGTCCTGGTTGCTGTAGAGGGGTTCTAGCTGGGGTATGCGGGGCAGTTCGGCGGCGGTTTGGGAGGCTCTCTCGAAGGATCGTTGTAGAGAGAGCATCGGAACCTTATCTATCTGTTACGGTTTGGGCGGAGAGTGGTGGTCAGATGGAGTCGATGTCCACATCATCACTGCCCGTGGTGTTGGGCTGGCTGTCTCGCTTGTCAACATATGCTGCTACGAGGTCGTAGATGGCGTCATCCAATGGTTTGAGAATAACGGCGTTGAACCCGTTTTTGGTGCGCACAGTGGCTAGTTTGAAGGCCTGCTCTTCTCCCAGGTAGGTTTCGAGTTCGCGGATCATGGAGTGTGGCCGGTCGTTGTTGCCTCGCGCCTTCTCAATGATAGCGTTGGGGATGGTTTCTGGGGTGCCGTTGTTGAGATCATCTAGGGTGTGGAAGATGGTCACATCAGCGTAGATGCGGTCTGCGGTCTGTCCGCCGTAGCCTTCAGTGTTGTGCTGCACGTCGTGGATTTTGAAGGCGATGGCGGTGGCGTCCTGGTTTCGGGACGGGTTGAAGAAGGTGCTGTTGCTGTTGTTGTTTCGGTAGTTTGCGAGTCCCATAACTGTTGTTTCCTTTTACTGTTTGTGTTGTTTTGTTTGTTGGTTTGTGTTGGTTTTATCGGGTGAGGCTGTTGCGTTTGCTGCGGAAGGCCTCGGACACGTCAGGGTTACTGGTAATAATCTTTTTGTACTGTTTCAAAAGGTCGGCTAGCTGTGTCTTGCTGGTTGCGTTGCTGATTTTGTCGATGACGATGGTGTTTTCTTGGGATGCGATGTTGTCTACATAGTTTTTGGCGGCCTGATCGTATCGGTCTTGGAGAATAATTGATGCGCTCGCGATCAGGGTTGCGAGATCCCAGTCTTTAGAGACGGTGTTGTCTTTGAGTCCGCCTAGCAGGTCAATAATGGATTGTTTGATGTCGTCTGTGGTGTCTCCGCGGATGACCGCCCACGGGGCTGCATAGTCGCCGCCGTATTTGAGTGTGACGGTGATACGGTCATCACCACTGCTGTTGGTATCGGTCACTGGTTCTCCTCATCTTTCTCTGTCGGTGGTGTGATGGTGGTTTGGATCGGGTACCTGTAGGCGTCTTTCCCGTTGACGGCCCAGCATGCGTCCCGTACGGGGCATCCTTTACACATTGTGGTGACATGGGGGACGAAGATGCCTTCGCTGATTCCTTTCATTGCTTGACTGTACATGGATGATACATGCCGGTAGGTGTTGTTGTCAAGATCGTACAGTTCGGTGGCTGTGCCCTCGGTTGGCGATGTGGTGTTAGTGCGGCTGGTGGCGGGGGTCCAAAACATGCCTTTCGTCACCTGGATGCCATTCTGGGCGAGCATGTACCGGTAGGTATGCAACTGCATAGCATCAACCGGCAGTCGACCGGTTTTGAGGTCGAGGATGAATGTTTCGCCGGTGTTGGTGGCGGTGAAGACACGGTCGATGTAGCCAACAATCTTGGTGCCGTCCTGGAGTGTGGTTTCGACTGGATATTCGATGCCTGGCTGGCCGTCCAAAACCGCGGTGTGGTATTGTGGATGGTTTGTGCGCCACTGTTTCCACCTGTCGACGAAGATGGGGCCATAGTGCATCCACCAATCGTAGTCTTTTTTGTTGGGGCCTCCGGTTTCGCACATGTTTTTGCACACTCTGCCGGAGGGTTTGATTTGGGTGCCCTCTTCTTTGACTAGGGCGATTTGGGTGTCGAAAACATTGTTGAAGGATGAGAGTTTATCGGGTATTTCGGGGTATTCTGCGGGATTGTACAGGTGGAGGTCGTATTGTTCGGTGATGTGGTGTATAGCACTGCCGGCGATGGTGGCGTACCAGGTGTGGTGTTGTGCATGGTAACCGTGGGATAGGCGCCATTTTTCTCCGCATTCGGCCCACTGGGACAGGGAACTGTAGGAGATGTGGCCTGGATGGTTGATGGTTTTCGGGTGTTGTGCTAAAGGCATGTTAGTTGTTTTTGTTCCATGGGTTGCGGGTGTCTAATCCGGTGTCATGCTGCTGGTAGGCGAGGAGTGCGAGGCAGTGCCAGGCGGCGTGTGCCAGATGCGGTAGCCCGGATTCGCGGTCGAGGTTGTTGCCTTGCTGCCATGATAGTAGGTGCCGGTAGAGGGCGTCAACACTGTGGCTCCACGGGTATCCTCCGGTCCAGTTGTTGTCGCCGTATTTGGTGGCGCCGTATCCGGCTACTTCGCCGAGCGAGTGGAGGGATGCGGGGTCGATGAGGGAGAGCCTGCACAGTTTCAATTCTTTTCGGGCTCCGGTGTTTGGGTCGGTGTACATGCTGGTGGGCTGGTCCATGGGGTGTGCTCCTTAGGGGTTGGTTACTGGTTGTTGTTGTGGGCTAGGGCTACGGCGAGAATAATGATGGCGAGGGTTTCAGCAATAAGTATGGGTGTTGTGATCATTTGGTGTTGTGGGGATTGTAGGTGAGGGTTGATGCACCTAGAAGCGATGCGAGGGCGCATGCGGCGATGATGGCGAGGGCGGCTTTGTGGCTGGTGCCGGTGGCGTACATCCATGTGATGATGGCGCCTTGGATCCAGGCGAGGCTGGTGAAGAATGTTTCGTAACTGTGCAACTCGATGTTGTTGGGTGTGTTCATGACTGTTCCTGGATGATGGTGTTGATGGTTTTGTAGATGTTGTACAGGTCGGTTTCGATGGTTTGTAGCTGTTTGATTTGGTGGTCGAGGTTGATGTCTGGGTTGAGGGTGTTGATGCGGGATGCGATGTCGGTGGCTGTGCGTAGTGTGCCGCCAGTGTGGTGAATGATATGTGCGGTGTCGGCGAGTCCGGTGGTGACAGCGTAGTGGGAGAGGAGAGGCATAGCGGTCCTTGGCGGGTTAGTGTTGCGGGTTGATGTTGAGGTCGGTGACGTGGGGTGTGTTTTCTGTTCCGGTGACGAGGCAGTGGACGGTGACAGGGAGTTTGGATGCTCCAGGCTGGCGGACGGTGGCGCCGTAGACGATGGAGAAGGTGTCTTTACCAATAATTTTGTGGAGTTGGAGGTCGATGTCGG